ATTTGTATATACATCTAGTGTAACCTCATTATTAGCTAACTTCAATAATGGTAGTGCCAATGAAGGATTTCTAGTAAACCAGAAATTTAAAGGTATTTGTATTTCGCGCGACTTTATACTTGGTGTTAAGCTTGAAAAAGTTGCAACAGGATAATTGATATTATAAAGTTTATTATTTACAAATGTATATTTTGCTTGAAAACTATAAGGTGCTATGATTTCAGTTACGTTACCTAATAATTTATTATATTCAATTCCATCTTTATTTGTGAGTTCATTCCAAATATTCATCCAATCGCTATACAATGTTTCAATTGTATTACCATCTATCAGTAGTTCAACGCGGTCAACATAATTATATCCAAGATTTTCAACCCATCTGAATCTCATTTCATTAGTAGAATATATATTAGGTAACCTAAATGACAAATACATATTCGTTAATAAATCAGCACGACGTTCAATTTTATACGTCATTTTTACACTTTGATAAAAACCACCATTTGCATTGTTTATTGGTGGTGTTTCATAACTTTCTAATGCAAAGTTAGTATGTTTTTTATAAACATATTTATAATAATTGATACATGGGTTTCTTGTAATATATTGATCCATTTGCCCGGTTAAAACCAACTGCATTAATCCGCCTCCCATTTTTATTGTTATATCAATACCTTAATAATATCTTATATATTATTAATAAATCTTTCTAAATTAGTATATGTTCTAGCATCTTCAAATGCCTTTACCACTTTATCTTTATTATCAGATTTATCTACAAGTAATATTGTAGGAAATCCTTGAATATCAAACTTTTTGACTCTATCCATCTTATCTTTCATATTATATTTCTTAAATTCACATTTATCAGAATGAGCTTTTTCTAATTTATCCCATATTCCGCTTTTATTAAATTGGTCACAATGTCCACAACCATCCATATAAAAATATTCTAAACTATATTTTTTTTCACTAAAAAATCCTTCACATATATTTTTACTATTTAATAATAACACAAACACAATCAACACAAAAGTAGCTAATATAACATATTCTATTTTAAACGATTTTTTCACCATTTAATATTCTATCTAAAATATTATTAGATAATTATATTTTATTATTGCTATTACTATTACTACATGGTGTATACATAACCAAATTATAAAATTCTCTACCATTTTTTTCTACAAAATCTTTTATTTTTTTATCATTTACCATTATAATTCTACAATCTAATTTATCATAATCTACTTTTTTATTATTGACAATATATACACTATTATTATTTTGCTCTAACATATATTTGTAAATAGATACGTATTTTTCATTACCATAAACTATTAAAGTACGGTAAATTAATTGATTTTTATAAACTTCTTCCAACTTGTTTACAAAATCACTAAACGATTCAATGCTTTGAATAGCAATAGTCATTTTATAATATATATTATTATTGCCTTATGTATTTAATTATATAAGATTATTTATATAGTATTATATAATACAATGAATGATAGTATTATTAAAATAGATATTTCATATTTTCAGGATAGATATAATCAAATAGAAGAAATACCGGAAAATATCAAAAATAAGGCAGTTGAACTTAATGATACTTATAGTTGTTTTAAATCATATTATGACCCTAAAATGATATGGGTAAAAAAAAATTATAATAAAAAAGAAAAACCTATTACAACAAAAAATAGATTTCATATTATAATTCCAGATTTTACCGATAACTCAATGTTAAAACGTAAATTAGTAGGATTATTGAATAAAATAACTACAAAAAATAAGAACACTATATATGAAAGCATTAAAGAAATAATTGAAGCAAATGAAAAAAATAGCGTGTTCGAGATTATATGGGAATATATAAAGCTTAATGAAAACAGCTTATACACAAATATATTAACATTTTTTGATGAAAATATTTTACAAGATAATATTGACGCTAAATGGAAGAATTACATAGAATTACGGGAATGGGATCCTCCAAAAACAATTTATGATAATGATATATTGTTATTGAACGATGAATATGATTTATACTGCGATTATATTAAGTGGAAAAAAAATATAAATAATCTTAATAAAATATGGATAAAGTTTAAGTTAAGTGAAATTCATTTTTTATTAGAAGTATTATTTGAACATACGATAGATATTCTAAAAGAAAAGAAGGTATATAAACATATTCTAGATATTTTTCTTGAACAATTATTTAAAATATTGAGTGTAACAAAAACTCCGGAAATAATTGATAAAATTAAAGAAATAGATATTTCAAACTTTAATAATTCTACAAAGTTTTTAATTTATAATATTTTAGATTTACAAAATAAATAATTTCTATATTATAATATAGAGTAAGAAACGTTAAAAATCATGAGGGAAGAAAACAATCTATCTTTTTACAGTAGCTTAATAATTCAAATGATATTTGTTATATTATTATTAATAATATACACATATTTATACAAGTTAGAAAATATCGGTTGTGAATGTTCCGAACATCCTAACAAGGATTTCATCAAAAACTTCACAATAATTGCATTAATATACTTCTTTATAACTGCTTTTGTTTCCTTAAAATCTGTTGCTAAAAGTATGGGTGGTATAATTGTACAATTAGTAGCTATCGCAACTTTCGTATTCTTCTTACTATTTGTTGTATATATCTACTATGCATTCGACTATGTTAAATATTTAACTAATGAAAAATGCAAATGTTCGGAAGACATGTCTAGAGATATCATCGCCATTGGCACTATGATATCTTTATTCTTATTCTTAACCCTATTATTCACTATAATCATCATTCCAATCTTATTAAGCACTTTAAGCAACTTATTATCTCGCATTGAAATATTCGAAGAAGAGATAGAAAATACTATCCGTAACCCAATGCGTACCTTAAAATCTACTCCTGACAGAATCGCTAGATCTGTCAAAGATGTAGGCAGCTTTGTTAAAAAAAGTGCTAAAAAAATAACTAATATCCGCAGAAAAAGATAAAAACATTTAAATATTTAAAGTACGAGTATTAGCTCCCTTTTTTCCTGATTTTTTTAATATTTGAATATCAGCAGTATCTTCAATTATTGATGTTATTTCTTCGTCGCTAACAGAAAGAGTTTCTATACGATTATCTATATCATCTTCAACAGATATATTATTATGAACATCATTTATGATATTATCTACATCATTTGCTGATTTATTACTGAAATTATTTTGTTGATATCTCGGCATTTCAGATGATATAGGATCGCTATTTAAGGAACCAAACAAGTTACTTACCATTCCAAATAACCCCATATTATCTCCTCCCATACTGCTTTGTGTTGGTTTTGGAGCGGCAATATTTGGAGCACCACCTCCCCCACCCATCATATATTGTTTAGCAGCTGCATTTTGAAATTGTTTCATTAATTCGGGATCTGATTTTAATACATTTTCTACATCAGGCATAGGTTGTTCTTTAAACATTCTGCTTGTTAAATGGAACATAAATGCGCTTCCAGATAAAGACATAAATAATCTTAATTCCGGTGCCATTTTCTTTCCTGATGACTTATATTTATAATGTAATTCTTCAAAAATATCATCGTAATCATTAATATTCTCATTGACTTGCTCTGACCAACCGTCTAATTTAACTGAAAATGGATCATATCTAGTATTCATATATTCAGATCCGGAAACAAATGCCATTAACATTTTTTGTTGGAATCTTACGCTCCCATCAAGTTCCTTTTCTCTAACAATACGATTGTACTCGGAATGCATTTCATCCAAGTCAGAATTCATATTAAACTTGAAAGGTAATTTAAAACCCTTAGATTCTAGTCGTTCAAGTTGATATATAATTTCACGCTTTTCGTTAATTTCGTTTCTAACAATATCTTTTGCACTCATATGCTTTCTTTTTGCTAATCTGCTTTCTCCACTTGAACTTTCGCTACCACTTTGAGATGTTCCACTTTCTCCACTTTCACTTGTGTCATCGCTATTTCTATTACGTCTTTCCCCACTACCCCTGCTATCACCGCTACTACTGCTGTTTCCACTAACATCGCTGCGACCACTTACACTGCTAGCATCACTACCAGATGTACTATCCATATCGTTATCGCGATTTAACTTTTTATTTTTATATATATTTTTCATATTTTTCATATATTTAGCTTTATCATAATTACTATTCCCAGCAGAACTGCTAGCACGCGAAGAGCGAGAAGACATAGATATAACATCGTCACTAATTTTTTTCTTGTTAAATAGACCGTCGTCTATAAAACCACCTTTATTCATACCATTATTTTTAGGTATGTTAAAATTAAAAGAATTATTATTGAAACTATCTTTATTTAATTCTATTAAATCATCAGTTTTACTATTTAAATTTGATATTAAAGACATATTATATATTATTTGAGTTCTAAATGTTTATATATTTACAATAATTTATATATATATTAGATTACGCACTATTTTTTATAAAATTAAACCAGTTTTTAAAAAATATTCTACCTGTTTTTGTAATATATTCTGGATGAAACTGTATACCAAAAATGTTATCTGACTTATTATATGTTATAACTATCTTATTTCCCATTTTTTTTATAACCTTATATTTTTTTCCTATACCAACTAAATAATCTTGGTGAAAATATGTATATGTCAAAGTTTTCACATTAAAAGGATAATACATTTTAATATTTTTAGTATAAGTTTTCATACCATTTTTAAAGCTATTTATATTTTTTTTATTTGTTTTAGCTGCTAAAAATTGTAAACCATAGCATATAGCCAATATTGGTATTTTATATTTAAATACAAAATTGGGAACAGTAGGCGAACCTTTTTTAAGAACAAAATAATCAGAACCACTTATAATTATTCCGTTTATTTTTCCACTATTTAAAACTTTTCTAATACCAGCTTTATCATAATATCTCTTTATAATTAATTTAGCATTTTTTCCGATAGCCTTTCTATATAATTTATGTTGCTTTTTCCAGTTCCATTTATCGCTATACATTGATATTAGTAATATATTCATTTTAATATAATAAATTATAATTATCTAATGGTTCATTTTTGATATTTGTTCTAATATATGATACTGCTTGTAAACACGCATCACTTAAATCATCTTTCTTTTTATTATTTACAAAGATATCAAGTAATCGCTGATTATCCTTAATATAATTTTGGCAAATATCAATACTTAGCTTTTTATTATATAGATATTTAGTTCTTCTAAAATTTTTGGCATTTTTGTTTCCAACATTTTCATCAGGTTTTATTTCAGATACATAATCATGTGTTTTTGATTTTAAAGAAGCATTAACTAATACCACGTTTTCTACTTCTTTATCCCAATGTTTTATTAAACTAAAATAATTATAAATAATATGTTGTATTGTTTTCATAACACCATTTAAATTAGAAGGTTGGTTTTCAATTAGTACATAATCTATTGTATTAATTTCTTGTTCTTTTAAAAAACCTACAATATTATCCATTTCATAATAAACGCGATCACATATATCATCAATACCTTTTAGCTCTTTTTTACTATCCGCTAATGCAATAATACGCCAATCAAGAACTTCTATCTTATTGGTTTTTTTGAGTATACATAATGCCAAATTTTTAACACCTATATCAAAACTTATATATATCATTTAATTAAAAATAATACTAATTCTTTATACTTTTTTGCATTGACATAATTATTTTTTTGTTATATTCCTTGATACTATGATGTCTTATTAATACAGTAATATCTCTCCAAAATGTATCATTGATATAATTACAATTATATTTATTAATATTTCTGTGCTTTTTATAAAGCCATTTATAAAGCTTTTCTTGTTTTTCTGGTTTTGTAGTTTGTTTAATATTATGCATTTTTTTCTGTACTACCATTTTCATTACAAAGTTTTTCAATTCTTTACATTTAAAATATTCTTTATTGGATAAACCTTCCCATAAATTAGTGAATTGAATATAATTATATGTTGGACATAGTAAAAAATTATCTTTAAAATCTACAAATGTAGGATTATTATCAATAATTAATAATTTCTTAGCAATATCATAATCCTTTTTGACTTTCATAGTTTTCAATAAGTGAGGCATAATTTTAGTAACAGATTTTTTTATCATACCATTTTTATCAACAATACAATTATCGCGTGTAAAAATAGGACGATTAAACTTAATATTATTTTGCTTTTCAATAATCGCTATTTCCTTATTTGCCCATGTTTTTTCTGATGCCGTATAAACAAATATAAATGAACTAGGATAAAACTTTTTTATGGAATACATAAATTTAGTAAAATGCGGTCTTATTAATAGCGATTCGTTAATATAACTTTCATTTAATTTTTTCTCACAATCTATTTTATTTTTATTAAAT